GGTGAAATTTATTGACTGCAAATCGTTTAATTGGGTGAAAGTTGCGCCAACGACTTTAAATGCTGTCCATGTGATTGAAGCCATTACGCCACCGTGATTGGTAACGGGCCGTTACGGAACATATAGGTCCGTAGAGCTGCGACAACAGCGTTGGGGTCTCCGCCGTTGACATTTACGGTAATACCGGCACCGCCACCAAAGCCCATACTTCCCAATTTCGACAACGGGATAACCGCTTCAGGGCCTGATTCGCCAATCATTGACAAGGTTGGGCTAGTAACAATTCCACCCTGGGCAAGCATAGGGATATCGGGTACATCGAATCCGCTACCACCGATACCAGGAACCCACCCAGGAACTTTAAAAGACAGTTTGCCTATCGTGTTATTCCACAAGCTAGCCACAGCTCGAAACGCTGCTTTGAACGGTGCAGAAATGACGTCAGCAACAAACCCCATGGTTGCTTTAATACCGTTATAAATCAAGCTGAACATGCCCATGATGTCATCTTTGAACTTAACGACAAAAGCAATTGCCATACCAAACGGACCAGTGATAATTGCTAGCAGTAACGGCCAGTTGTTTTTTGCCCAATCAAACACATATTTGATAGCGCCCCACACGGCGTTAAACCCAACTTTAATACCGTCAATAGCCTTACCGAAAATGTCAAATTTCACTTGTAAAGCAACTAAAGCCGCAATGATTGCAATAATGACAACGGCACCAGTAGCCACCCAAAGGGCGGTAAATGAAGCGGCTGTAACAGCGTTAATAGCGGCCGTGACAGCACTAACAGCGGCCCAAGCCGCCATAGCCGCATTAGTTAAAACAACGGCGGCGGCAATGCCACCAATGACAGCGCCCAAAGTTACAACCAAACCAACATTGTTACTAATCCATGTACCCATAGCCTGAAACGCTGGCAACAATTTTTCTACTATTGGGAACACGGCGGCGCCAACAGACTCTTTGAATTCGCCCATTTGGATACTAAACGATTTCATTTTGCCTGAAGCCGTGTTGGCTGAAGTCGAGGCGGCACCCTTAAAAGTTTTACCCAATGCGGCAAAAACTTCATCAGTTGTAGCGCCGTTTTCAATCAGACTTGCCAGGGCTGGGTCTAACTTCTTCAGTGGCCCTAACTGACCGTTAAACGCTTTTGACAAGGCGTCAGATACAGCGCCCAAGTCTTTGCCTGTACCGGCAGAAATGTCTAGTGCCAGGTTCATTAAATCTTGTGCTTTAGTTACATCGCCAGTACCTCTAACTAATTTGTCAAAGGCTGGCCGTAGTTCATCATCAGCAACGGCAGCGGCAATAGACGTCTTAGTTATGAACGCTTCGACGGACTTAATTTGTGCGTCAGTTGCCCCTGTGGTGTTTCGTAGGCTGGTGGCAAGTAGTTGGGCGGCCTTGTCATCTTCCATGAATGCTTTAACAGCGTCACCAGCAACCATGGCTAAACCACCTAAAGCAAGAGCTGCTGGCACGGCGGCTTTCTTAATAGCAAACTGGGCTTTTTCGCCTGCTGTCTCTAACTTCTTAAATTCTCTTATGGCGCTGTCAATGCCCTTACTGTTGAAGTCTGACAGAATCGGAATTGAGATAGCCATTAAAACACCTTCAAATTCTTATTTGCTTCAGCCATAACACCATCAACAACTTTTTGAACTTCGGTTGTTAGGTCGGCTATTTTTGCCTCGAATACTGGCCAAATAACACGGCTGGCAGAACGGCCAAACTTGGCGCTAAACGCTGTCGCTAAAGGGTTGACATTGGCACGGCCTGCAATGTCAAAGATTGCGGCGGCAGGGTTCTTTTGCATAACCGAAAAAGCGGCGCCCTGTTTCTTATTGTTGACACGGACAGCAACACCACGGACAGCCTTAGAAGCTGACAACGGGAAAACTTGGCGGCCACCTGGCGACCAGTTGCGTTGCGTGCCACTAGGAAAACGGTTGTCGTCATAGTTTGACTTCATGGCGTCGGTCATCGGCTTGGCAATTTCTTTCATGTTTGCCACGTACGCTTTGCGGAAACCAGGCTCAACTTTGTTCAAGTATTTAACAGCGTCTTTGACACCATTAACTTGAAGAGTCAAATCGGTTGTCATCGCTGTTTTCTGCTTTCGTTTATGACTTTAATGACCGTCGCTAGGTCATTATTGTCAAACTCTACTTGCTGGGGCCAGTACCCTGTCGCTACTAAAACTTGGGCTAGTGCGTTTCGGTAGGTACTGGCACCGTAGGGCGGTCTGGCTCGTCGTTGACAACTTCGAGCAACACCAGCTTCTTAATGAAATCATCTAGGACTACCGGCACGGTGACATTGTGTTGCATGCATGCCTGGTGTGCTAAATACGCCAAATCTTCAATGCCGATACCGCTGGCCATGTCGCTGGCTTTGCGTTTAAATTTGCGTTCCCATGAAACAATGGTGAAAAGGTTGGTGCTTACTTCTACAGGGCCTTCGCCCTGGTCGACTCTAAGTGTTAGTTGCATGTCGGGCCTTTGCTGTTGGGGTTGCTAGATCAGGAAACAACGGTGGTCAAAACGCCACCCTTAAAAGTAATTGAAATGGTGCTTAATTCGCCCATGGTTGCGTTGATAACTGGCAAAGACTCAAGATAAGCGCCCACCAATTCAAAGCGTGGTTCTGTGGCACTAGCTGTGGTCAAGCCTGCAACGGTGTTAGAAACCTTTACGGTGGTGGTCGTGCCAACTAGAGCTGCCAAAGTTGCGTAGGTTTCGGTGGCGGCATAACTCATGTATAGGTCTAAGGTTATTTCTTGGTTGAACAACCCTGAAACGAAAACCCTTGAGGTGGAACCAAAAGCGGTTGATTCCAAGGCTTCGGCCATATTTGTGACCGTGGCTGCCGTGCATTGGTCGGTCAACGAAACGCTGTTGACCATTACGCCTGGGTTAGAAAGGTATGTCGAAGTTGCCATGAGGTTTAATCCTTCTTTGTGTGTGCTTTAGTTTTAGCAGATTTTGGGGTGGGCTTGTCGCTAACAATCTCGTCAGATTCAATGAACCCGTGCAACAGTAACGCTTCAATGTTTGTACCGGCACCAGGCACAAATTCTGCGCCTATAGTTCCGATCTTGTCGCTAATAATCGTGTATTTCATGTTCAACCTGCTTGTGCTTGTACGTCAATGGATAGGTCATATGCGGCAAAAGTTTGGCCACCAATCGGGATATACCCAGGGCGCCCAGATTTTACTGCCACGTTCTTTGCTAGGACCTTCGCACACATGTCTAAAACGTTGCGTAAGCCGTCCAAATTGCCTGGCCCTAGTGTCACTACTTTTACCGAAAAATTCATGGTGACGATGTTGTAGTTAAAGCAATCAAAACTGGGTGCATCAATAAACACGCACGGTGGGTTAATCTTTTCAGGGTCAAATACGACCCGTAAACCTGTAATCGTTGCAAGGGTTGTTGCTAGGTCATCTATCGACTCATTGAACAGGTCGGTGTAGACAGTCATTACGCAACCGCAGGCCGTGGGATACCAGCCAGTTGTTTGATTAACGGCGACAGCCCAGACACGGTGGCGTTGCCCATATCGCTAAAACTTGCGAATTGGTCTATAGCGCCACGTTGCCTGTAAATCGAGCCACCCATCATAATCGTGGCTAGCTCTACGTCACCGCTAGGGACCGTAGTCAAAGAGTCCGTATACCCTGACTCTTGACGTCTACGAAAAATGAAGTTGTTGGCGCTTGAAGCACATTGAGCCAAAAAAGCGGTTTCGTCAACACTTGCCAAAGCAATGCCTAGCCAAGTGCCAATCTGTGTGCCGGTCACCCAGGTGCAAGTTTCGGTATAGGTCAGGGTGCCTTGTGGGATTGCAGCTGAGCGGTCAAGGTTGTCGCCTGCGTCATAAAACAACACCTGATTAGGTATCGGGTAGTTGTAATCAAATGTCAGATCGCCTGTACTAGTTACGCCCGTAAACAAATATTCGGGTATGGCGTAAACATTGTGCGTACCGTTCAAACCGTGGCCTAAGCCAGCAAGCGTGAACGGTAAGCCCAAATTCAGTTCGGGTTCTGTCAATGTTTGTACCACAGCGTAATCGTCTAAACGCTGGTGGAATATGACTTGATAAACAGCCATGGGCGGCTAACCGCCTTTCGACTAAGCCTGGGTGATCTTGCGAATCATGCTTGAGTTAGCGGCAAAGGTTGCGGCGTAACCGAACATTGACATGGTGCGTGAAATGGTGCTGGGGTTTTCAACCGAAAGCAGGCCACGGTCTTGGCGGTAAATTTCGTAGGCGTTGCTGTTGAAAATGACCATTGTCTTTGCGGCGAAGTTGTTGTCGACAACGATTTGCAAACCGAGTGGGTTGGCGTTTTGGAAAGCGTTAATGCCACCGTTACCGATTGCGTTAAACGCATTGAGGCCACCGCCCGTGTAACCGAAAATCGGGCGCTTCTGGTCGTCGGTGAGCTGCATCATCAAGCCCCAGGTCGTTGGGTCGACAGCGATATGGGTTGGCAAGAAGTTGGTGGCGGCAACTGTGGTGACTGCGCAATCGTAGATTGACTTCAGCAAGTCGGCCACGGTCAAGTCCCAAACACCATCTGAAGAAGCGGCGGTTACAAGGTTGTCACATGCAAAGTTGTCAATTGCTCGCAGGTACTGACCGGCAAGGTCTTGCATGATAACTGCCATAGCGGCTGGATCTGTGAAGTCAACCGTCTGGTACGAAAGGGTAGTCGCACCAGCAAAACTCTTTTTGGTAACCGTATTCGAGGCAATCACTGAAGTGGTTGCTGACACGGCGTCAAGCTGTGCGGCCTGTTCTGCAACGGTGGGGTGGGTCGTCCAAGTCGGGCGAATGAACGTTGAACCGCTTCCGCCACCAGGCATAGCCCTAGTCCCGACGGCTGTCAAAAGCGGCGAGATGTAGTTGATATCCGCAAAAACTGGTCCGAGCAACGGCAACGGCACAATACCGGCCACATTGCTTGAGACCACATCACCAGCGGCAGCTTCAATTGGCGACTTGTGAAAAGCGCGGTAATCTTCCCAAACTTTGTTGGCGTTAGCGGCTTCAATTCCACCCTTGTGGATTGCGGCCATAAATTCAAAAGCGTTAGGCAAACGTGGTTCACGCTTTGCTGTGGCAAAAATCGGTGCTGTAGGCACTACGGTTTCTTCAACAACTGCAGGGGTAATTTCCATTTTGGGTTCTTCCTTTGGTTCTTCGACTTGTGGCGCTTCCGCCGCTACTTGACTGATCGTAGCACCAGCGAAAGCAGGCGTGGGGACTAGCGACAGC